CGCAGATCTGAGAGCTGATATCGACGACATCATAGCAGAGTGCTGCGAGAGGCAAGGTATAGCCGTAGCAGATATCAAGCCGACGAATTGGTTATATTGCATAAACCAAATCAGACTGCGAATCTTCCGACAACGGCCCGAACTAATCCACGAGTACAACGACACAAAACACGACTGGAGCGGACAGCTATCGCAGGAAAATGTATCTGTCATGTATGAGTTATATAAAGACCTGGTTTACACTCACAACATGATCGTCAGTCAAAAGGCTTTTTTTGATATGCTGGACATGGGCACCGGCTCTCCGTGGTATTGGGAAAAAAGAGGAGAGGTAACATCACGCAATGCGGGAATTCTCAAAACCATCAGACAAGATCGTGAGGAAAGTTTAGCTAACGCTATGCTATCGACGCGTGACAATCCGGTCAAATATCTAGCTATAGGCAATCACGAGTTCGCGTGGAATGAGAAGAGGCAAGAGGAAAAACAGGATAGCAGACGCGCCTTGACGCTTGCGGACCTGCCCGAATACAAGTTAGAGACGCGACAAAAAGAGTTGTCTGAAAACTTAGGCATACCTGACTTTTCAGCAGACGACTAAGTTGTGTATGTTGTGCGCACAATAGCAGCGCGCTGGACACAATAGCTGGAATAGTCAGAACAATCCGCACGAATCTATTCCATAAATTCGTGTTTTGCGAAGTCTAGCAGCTAACAGCGAGTAGGCAGGACTAACCGGGGTAGGGGTCAGAGGCGCAGCCCCAGGGCAGCCCCCTTACCTCTCCAAAAAATGTCGCAACACATACCTGTACCCACAAAGGGGAGTGAACAATGCAAGTCAGTGAGTACAACAAGACAATAAAGCTAAGAATCAGCGAAGAGATGCTTAATTCGTTGCAGAGGATGTGCAAGTCGAAAGGTGTCAGCGTTTCGGAGTACATCCGCAACTGCATAGCGGACGGGTTAAAGGCGCGAAAATAAAAATATTCCCTTGAGGAAAAAACCATCCCAAGAAGTGGAGCGAGTCATGAGCAGAATCGTAGCAGTCAGGTTAAGTGATGAGCAGTACCGTCACATTACGGAGAGGGACATAGCCTCAGACTACATCCGGGATTTAATCGACGCGGACATAGTGAGATCGCGGAAGCGGTTTTCAGTAATCGACTTCCCGAAAGAAGGTGATTCAAGTGGGGAAGATATACGGCTGCGGTCGGCACAATCAGAACAAAGCGAATGCTGACATACGGGACGCACTAGCGAAGAAAGGGATTCAGCACTACGAGTTTGCGAAAGTCCTTGGAATCAGCAAATGGACGTTATGGAACTGGTTAAAGGACGAGAATTTAGCCGAGAACATCCGGGAGTTCATGCTAGCGCAGATACGGAGAATGTGATGGAGAACCTGTTAGCGGTCATGATTACGAGTGAGCAAAGGCAGTATCTTTGTGATAGAGCGCAGGCAGAGGGTGTCGGTGTTGGGGATATTGTGCGAGAGATCATCGAAGAGGACAAGAAGAGATGGCAAGAGGGATTCTAATCAGTTTCACGGCCATTGTAGGCATAATAACCCTGTACCTGCTCTGTTCCGTTGACGACTTCAAATATGTTTCCGTAGTGATGTATTTTCTTGGCGTCATCGCGGTATGTTTCTTAGCGCTCTGCAAGCTAATGTAATGCCCTATCGCCAAAAGGCAAGGCAAAGGGTTTTGACCCCTTGATTCCTGGTTCGATTCCAGGTAGGGCAGTGTTCCGGGGCTAATGTTTTCCCGAACAAGATTTTGTCTGGTGTCTGCAAGTTTGGTGTACAAGTTAAGCTGTGAATGTACCAAGTCGGCGGTTTTTTCTTCATGTTTCCCGTCGTTACCATGTGATCCTCCTGAACCGGGGTATAAACTTGTGAAATCCCCGCAGCTTGCTTGAAGTAGGCAATAAGTGAACGTGCTTGTCTTTACGGCGATATGGTTCTGCCAGACGATCCTTGAGGTTGGAAATGGTTCCCGACGCACTCTTTAAGAGTACCTGAGATGATGGATACACCGCCCATCCAAGGACTATTAGCACAATGGCCAGTGCATCCGGCTCATAACCGGGCGGTTCAAGGTTCGAATCCTTGATAGTCCACGAGGTAGTGAAATGGTAAGTCAAGACACACTCCGAAAAATTCTGGAAGACAAAAAAGACGACATCATTCAAGTTCTCCGTCGCGGCGATAAGGTTGAGATGGAGATAAAGGATGGTGTTTTTGTCATCCGCAGAACAGTAAGGATGTGATCTTCGTGGCCAGTGAAGAGTTAAAGGCAAAAGTCCAGACAGTTGCGGCGTTAATCTCCGAAGAATTTTCACTCGACTATGCAGAATCCCTGTTTAAGTACGGCAAGTACGCCTTAGAACGTGAGAAGTCTGCAAAATACGGTTTAAGGGTTGTAAAGTTCGCAAAAGAAAAGATTGAGGAATACGTTGCGTCCAAAGGCGGCACGGTATGGCAGTTACAACAATATGCCGACAAAGAAGGATTAAGTTTTGCGGAACTAGACCTTTACTTTGACATTTTATTGTTCGAGGCAAGAAACAAGGTTGTAGACAGCTACTTACTGTACATCGAGAAGAACCGTTCCCCGAAAGACCGCTTTTACCTCCCTAGAAGATCATGCCTGATGAAGATTGGCATACCTCAATCCTTGCAGGACATGTTGGATGACAAGCTAGACATCTTGTCTATTTCACTCCCTCCGGGAACCGGAAAAACGAGTATCGAGATGTTTTTCCACTCTGCCCTTTTAGGATGGTTCCCGAAGGACTTTTCGCTGTTCTACTCCCACTCAGGCGACATCACGAAGATGTATTACAACGGAGTGTTAAATATCTTAACATCCGACGAATACTGCTGGCATGAGATTTTCCCTGATTGCAGGATATATGCCACGGATGCCAAAAGGGAGCAGATACACATGAACCGGTATCAGCCTTTTGCATCTTTGCAGACAACTTCGGTAGGCGCAAAAAACGCCGGTAAAGTCAGAGCGGGGCTATTTCTCTTGTGCGACGATATCATAAGTGGTATCGAAGAGGCACTAAACATAAACATTCTGGACAAGCTGTGGAATATCTATTCCGTCGATGCAAGGCAGAGAAAGACCTCAGACAACAGTTGGCCGGAAGGAAAGCCCGCGAAAGAACTTCATATCTGCACAAGGTGGAGCGTTCATGATATCGTCGGAAGACTGCAAAGGTTATACGAAGGTTCCGACAGGTGCCGGTTTATTGCGGTTCCAGATATTGACCCGGTCACAGGGAAAAGTAATTTCAACTATGACGTAAACGGGTTTACGGAAGAGTTCTTCCACGATCAGGAACTGGCAATGGATGAAATCTCATACCGTTGTCTGTACAAGAATGACCCCATAGAGCGAGAGGGATTGTTGTACACTGCGGACGAATTGAGATACTTTGTCGATCTTCCTTTGCGCGAACCGGATGCCATTATGGCGGTGTGTGATACAAAATCGAAAGGCACAGACTTTTTGGTTCTTCCCGTATTGTATCAATACGACAATGACTATTACCTGGTTGACTGTATCTGTACGGATTCTTCTGACTATGGTGTGCAGTATGGCCGTATGGCCGATATGCTAGTAAACCATAAGGTTCAGCAGTGCGAGTTTGAGTCAAATGCCGGTGGTGACCGGGTAGCCTTTGAGGTTGAGGCTTTAGTGCAGGAAAAAGGCGGCAGGTGTAACATTACCACCAAGCCGACCGAGACAAACAAGGAAACGAGAATCATTGTCAACGCCGACTGGATAAAAAAGAATGTCCTGTTCAAGCCGAAAGAAGAGTGGGGAGTAAAAACAGACTACTACACCTTCATGAACTGGCTGTTAGCCTATTCCGTAGCCGGTAAGAACAAGCACGATGATGTCCCTGACTGTATGGCCAACTTTGCTTTATTTGTGCAGAACAAGTACAGGATAAAGACCGCCTACGTCATAAAGAGTCCCTTTTGAGGTGTCACATGAGCGGAGATCAATTCCTATGGCAACTTAGGACGATTACAAAAAAAATCGAAAACAAAAAAAGGGAAGCTGTTCTTTGGCGTGAGATCGCGGAAGGGTTAGGGCAATCAACCGAAGGTGAGCGCGTTCAGAGTTCCGGCAGTCCCGACCGCATGGCCGAAGCGATATCGAGGGCGGTTGACTACGAACGTGCCGCAGAAGCAATGACATGGGAACTCATAAACCTTCAACACGAAGTAATCCTGATGATTGACGGTATGGGGAATGAGAACCACAGCCTGATTCTTAGTGAATATTATGTACACGGTATGTCGCTGCAAGAGATTTCCCACGAATGGGAACGATCTGTAAGGCACATAAAGCGCGTAAAGCGTGAAGCTGTGGCTGAGTTTTCTGAAAAATACAGTGATAGAATCAAAAAAGCTGAAAATGTCACCGCTTGTCACCTGTAAACACTGTTTATTTTGTGGTAGTATATAATCGCAAAATTAGGACATGCCATTCCATATTTTTGTTCCCTTTCCATGAAGCCGTCTGAGAAATCAGGCGGCTTTTGTATTGCGAGGTGAGAAACATGCAAGCAGGCAGGCGTATTGTCTGGACAAACGAAAAAGAAATAAACAGAGAGAACATCGCCGAGGTTCTGCGAGACGCCTGGGCAGTTTTCACCGCAAATCGCAGTGATTGTTCCGAACTGATTGACTTTGAAAAAGGCATTCAACCTCTTACGAGAGAAAAAACATACCGAAGTGACATTGATATCGTCTGCATAGATAATGTGGCGAACGAGATTGTCACCTTCAAGACCGGCTATCAGTGGTCTAATGATATGCTTTTCGTGCAAAGAGGTGTAAAGGACAGCGGAGATGCAGAGGAACACAATGCGATTGCTCTTTTCAACGAGTGCTTTACTTCCGAGAACGTCAAGGCAAAGACTCAGGAACTTGCATATTACGTCGAGACAACCGGCATAGGGTATACGTTCGTGGATGTGAACACCGACTATGAAGATGGCGACAGCTTCTTCAAGTACGAAGTGTTAGACCCCATGCACACCTTTATTGTGCGGTCTCTTGCATACATTGACCGCAGACCTGTGATGGGTGTGACGTTCCGGGAGGACACACAGGGCAATCAGTATTTCACCTGCTTCACTCCAACACATAGATATGAACTGGCCGGGATATCCGGGGTATATATTCATGGAGACCGAAGCGGCGACATAAACCCTTTAGGCATGATCCCGATAGTTGAGTGGATTCGTGCGTATGACCGGATGGGATGCTTTGAGCGCCAGATCGACGACATGAACACGCTGAACATCGAGGAGTCTGATTTTGCCAACCTGATTGACCAGAATGTACAAGCTATCTGGCACGCGAACGATGTTGAGTTTGCCAAAAACGAGGACGGCAGTGTTAAAACTCCGAAGTCAAATGATTGGGTGTTTACGCAGACCACGCGAGACGGCAAAACCCCGTTCATCACTCCGCTTGCCATTCCCAGTGAGTACACTGGAATCATGACGAATATTTCATCCAAGCGTGCTGCCATCCTTCAAAAATGCAATATACCGGCCAGAAACGATAACTCCGGCGGTTCTACCGGAGTTGCAATGTCGGACGCTACAGGATGGACACAGGCAGATGTTGAGGCGCAGAAACAGCAGTCCATCATGGAGGGCTGCAAGATGCAAGAAGCGAAGTTAGCCTTAAGAGCGATTAGGCTTTGCGCGTCTACCCCGTCTGACAGCCCGCTTTTGAGACTGCGGCACTCTGATATCAAGCCGAATATCAAACGTCAGAAGAATTATGAGATGGTCACAAAAGCGAACACCTTTGCTACGCTGATTTCTCATGGCGTGTACGGTCTGCATGTAATCAACGCTATCAACTTCTTTGACGATCCTCAGCAAGTTTGGGAAGACTCGAAAGAG